CGATGTGATGCGCAGGCGTTCAGTTGGCGATGATGACCCAGAGCCTGATGTGTAAAAGGCCAAAGCACCTGGAGTCTGACCGCTTGACCAAGTTCCATCTCGTAAAGAACTAATACGGCTAGTCTCTCTAAGGTTCGCGCCATCGTATCCGTTAAAGGAAATACCAGCAATTACTTGGCCTCCAGACGGCGTATCGCCGCGCGCAATAACTAGATAAGGTGTATATGTTGATCGGTACAGAGCAAGCGGAAGTGCATTTGATGCAGATACATCGACTTTCGGGGCTACAGAAACTCCATCTATGTAATAAGACCTTGATGGAGCCGCTCCTAAGCCTATATTCCCACCACTATCAACAAACAACCTCCCAGTACCATTAGTTGAGATGGCTAGTTGGTCTGCGCCGGGTGAAAATATTCCAGTATTTGGGTCGCCTGTTGGCGTAATTGAGGGGAGTGCTGCCGTACCTAAGGCGAAAACTCCTGATGTAATTGTTGCAGTTCCGATGGTTGCAGCAGCACCTGAAACAGTGGTGGTAAATACACCAGAAGAAAAATTAGCAGTGGTTCCTGTTACCGTGGCTCCGGAAACTAACGTACCCCCTTGAATAACAGCTCCGGAAATAGTTCCAGTAACTGTTAAATCTCCTGAGGTAGACGAAACAATACCTGAAACGGTAATTGTTTGATCAACGCCACCGTTAGTAAAAATAATGTTATCAACTTTAAGACTGCCGTAAGCCATGATCTTTGTTACTTTTTCTTTATTTTAACTGACAGAATTAAGGAAGGATGGTAATTGTTCCACGAATGATCAATCCTGCATCACCAGAAATTACACCGGACGAAATAAGAGCGGGTGTAGCACCAGAGGGGGCGGTAAAGACGCCACTTACACTGGTTGTATTTGAAAATAACGCTGTACTACCTGTAATTGTTGCCCCTGATACTTGAGTAGTAAAGACACCCGAAACAAAATTAGCCGTAGTACCACTGACGGTTGTTCCTGTGATCGTTGTAAACCCAGCGCCCGCGCCAGTGATGGTAATAAATTGGCCAGTTGTGCCTGTAATTGTTTGGCCACTGATTGTGCCACTGACGTTAACGCCAGAACTAAAGTAACCAGAGCCGAGAACGGTGAGATCACCACTGATTGTGGCACTAGCAAAAGCTAAGTTTGCGGCGCTTAAGTTTTGAAATACCCCGGAAAGGAATTGTGCACTTTGCCCCGTGACAGTGGCACCTGATATTTGGTTAGTAAATACTCCAGAAATGCCATTGATTGTGGATGCGTTAATCGTGTTACCAGTAATAGTGGCTCCACTGAGTTGAGTTGTGTAAACACCGGAAACTCCGGTAATTGTAGAAAACTGTCCGATATTTCCAGTGATTGTCGCACCAGACAACTGGGTAGTAAAAACTCCCGATTGAAAGTTAGCCGTGGTGCCAGTGACCGTAGTTCCGGTAACCGTAGTAAATCCTGCGGTATTACCAGTTAAGGTTCCGAATTGGCCCGCCGTACCGGTAATAGTTGCACCAGAAATTTGCGAAGTAAAGACGCCACTTACACCCGTGAGTGTTGAAGCGAGGATCGTATTTCCGGTAATGGTTGCACCAGAAATCTGATTGGTGAATACCCCAGAAATTCCCGTTATTGTCGATGCGTTTACCGTATTACCGGTGATGCTTGCGCCAGAGATCTGACTAGTAAAGACACCAGAGACTCCCGTGAGTTGAGTGAAGTTTCCGGTAACACCCGTGATCGAAGTACCAGAAATTAAATTACCTGTGATTGAAGCACCGGAAAGTACTGTGTATATACCTGTAGAGCCAGTGATTGTTGTCGCGTTAATCGTGTTTCCGGTAATGGATGCACCAGAGATTTGACTAGTGAAAACACCCGAGATTCCAGTAATCGACGTAAATCTACCAGTGTCTCCTGTGATTACAGCCCCCGATAGCTGCGAAGTAAATACCCCAGACGCGCCTGTGACAGTTGTAAAATTGGCTGTATTCCCGGTAATGGCTGCACCGGAGAGCTGACTGGTAAAGACACCTGATTGGAAATTAGCGGTGACACCTGTGATTGTTGATCCAGTCAGCGTGCCCGTAACGGTTACACCAGAACTAAAGAAGGCATTACCTTCGGCGAGTAATGTGCCGCTAACGGTGAGATCCCCTTGGCTGATATGACCACTTGCCGTCAGATTCTGGAAGGTCGCATTAGTTGCGTTGACAGTCGTTCCAGTAATCGTGGTGCCACTAATAGTACCAGTGACGGTTAAGTTGTTTTGAATGAATACGCCACTGAACGTCGACAGTCCGGTTGCCGTTAAATCATTGAACGTGGCTTGGCCTGTAACAGTGAATGTACTATTGATTGTGATCGGTCCCGTCAGGGTGCCACCACTAAGCGTTAAATATTTTGAATTTAGATAGTTACTAAATTCATTTAAGGTAATTTTTTTGTTTTTGAGGGTGGGGTCAACTTCAAATACACGAACAACCGTTAACAGATCTTGTTCTGCCAACGATGTCCCTTGGATCGAAGGGAATTCTGTAATCCTTCTATTAGCCACCTATATTTAAATCAAAGCCTTATCCATGATTATAGGTGTCCTAAGTTCCTGTATACTATTTAACCTCAATGTGAATACGCGGCAAGTTCTCGGAAGCAAACTTCCAACCTACTTGTACTCCCGTTACAACTCCAATAGAGACCACAAGAATTACAATCAGTTCTGCCAACGTAAGATTACGGCGAACATAGATTGCTTCCTGTGGTTGAAATGGTGATACTAATGACGGCTCAGGGTTGCCAACTTGGTATTCTTTTTTTACCTGTTGCTGAGCCATATGTTGAGCAACTGCCATTTCTCTGGCATGTTGTTTCATTTGCTCTAAGATTTCTGGGGTAATTTGACCAGGGGGCGGAGATGGAATACTGGAAGGAACTTGGTCTTCCATAAATCAAACAGATCGTTTACAAAGAGACTAGCATCTAAACAGCGCGATTGTTGGCATGAGTTACGGATTGAATAAAGGACTGGAGGACATCGCCGCTGAGCTGAAAGGTATTCGAAATATCTTGGCAACAATGTGGCATTCTCGATACCAGGACGGAGAAACAGATATGATCAGTCCCGAGGTTTATGCAGATGAATACATCTCAACTGAAGAGTGTGCTCGACGATTGAACGTCTCAGATCAGACGGTGCGCAATTGGATTCTCACTGGTAAAAAACGACCCGATAAAGGTTGGACTTATGGCATCCACTACATCAACCTCACTCCTTCTAACGACAAAAAACAAATCATCCGCATCCCCTGGAACAACCTGATACAAAGCTTTACGCGTAATACAAGAGTTGAACAGCATACATTCAATAAAAAAAATATTCCCAAATACAATTCAGAGAGAAGGGAGAAGAAAGATTCTCATATCCCTGATCCATCCGTACCAAAAACCCCAGATTTTGAAGAAGGCCTGATTCAGGGATACTAATGACACACCGTTTTGATGGCTGGTCAATAGATGACGTAACCCTTGAGAACCACTTAGAAATTCTTTCGGAATCTTTGCGTCTTCAAGTGGAGATGTTCTTGCCTCCGTCTGGGTCTTTTGATACACCTTCTCTTAGACGTTATCTTGAAAATTTAAAGGATTACGAAAAGGAAGACCCAACGTATTCCATGACATTAGCCAATCGTTTGCGTGTGGCGTTCCAGAGTATGGAGCCAGATACGATCTGTGGAAAATTCCCTAGTGCTGATTTACCTTTGAAAAGGAGGTTAAGATGTGTATCCGAATATTTAATCCGTGCTGGGGAATTTGATAAGATGAGGGATGAGAATGGCAAGCTCATTAAAAAACGTGGAGTTTTAGGAAAGCTCGTCGTTATCTATCAACCGTTGTGTAAAATGCGTGAAACACTAATTAGGCAAGGGATGGTGAAAAAATGAGCCGACGTGAAAAATTAATTGCTTCTGTGATTGGTCCAGAGCTAGACGACGCAAAAGTAAAGATGCTCGACACCACCCTCAAGCTTATGCTTGGAGATATGGGTGAGATGTACACAAAATTCTGGGACGCAGAAGGACCTGGCGTCATGTGTTTTCAGCCGGAACAAATGGAACGCTCAATGTTTTATTTGACACTCAAAGAACTTAACGCCGCACAAGAGGAGTGTGAACACGAGAGTAATGGTGATTTAGCAGAAACATTTCGACGCATCTTACAAGCTGCACAAAAGATTGATCCACTGGAAAAAGCTGGTTATATCTTGAATGATAAAGATGGCATTCGTTATCTTGAAGTTGATTACCAAACAGAATCAGAGAAGTAATGCCTGCATTTCTGGGTAATCACAAAGTTGAAGACTACGAGTGGATTACGAGTAGTGATTTAATTGATGCTGCTCACCTTCTTATGGGTGGCATTGATTTGGATCCCGCCAGTTCCAAGAAGGCTAATGAATTTGTAAATGCCAAACACTACTACACACCAAAAGAAGATGGATTAAATGACATGGATTGGTTCGGAAACGTATATCTGTTTCCTCCCAAGAATTCCTATTTCTGGCATCATAATTCTCAGCGTTGGAAAATGACACGAGGCTTGTCACCCACGTTGACTTCTAGTTATGCTCTTTGGTGGAGAGCGTTAAAAAGAAAATGGCTTGCTGGTGAAATTGAACAAGGCGTTTATTTTGTAAATGCTCCAGATATGTTCATGTACTGTCAAGATATTTTTGATCACCCCATCTGTATTTTGCGTACCAGGCCTTGCTTGAAGCAGCATTTCATTGGGGACGGAACAACAAAGGACCGTACGACCTGTGTGTCATTTGTTGTTTTTCTTCATCCTCACAATAATGTGACAGAAGCGACTGAAAACTTTATTGAGATTTACGGTCCAAAGGGCCGCATCATCGTTTGAATGCTTTAAAATCTTAAAGCTTGACTGGATTTATGACCATTCTTTCGGATCGCGAGCTCAAGGAACTCTCTCTTAATCAAGAGATGATTCAACCTTTTACTGATCGTTTAGTTAACGAAGATAACGGACGGCGTCTTCTTAGCTACGGTTTAAGTTCTTACGGATATGACATTCGTTTATCACCTAAACAGTGCCTTATTTTTGGCAAGGTACAAGCTGGTGACTGCGATCCAAAAGACTTTGATGTTGACATTTTAAAACCAACTGAATTACTAGAAGATGAGAAGGGTCAATACTTCTTGCTTCCTCCGTATGGTTATTGTCTTGGTGTTGCCCTGGAGCGATTGAAACTTCCTCGGGATGTAACTGTTGTTGCAGTAGGGAAATCAACTTACGCCCGATCAGGTATCCTTGTAAATATTACGCCTGCCGAAGCCTGTTGGGAAGGACACCTGACATTAGAAATCAGTAATTGCACTGGACTTTTTAACAGAATCTATGCAAACGAAGGGATCTGCCAACTACTTTTCTTTAAGGGCAAAGAATGTGAAGTGGATTACCAGATGCGCAAGGGAAAATATCAAAACCAACCCCATGAAGTTGTCTTCAGTCAGGTTTAATTAAAAACCTCTGAATATACCCGAGGAAGGCTGGGGCTTACGTGCGTAACCTACTCCGCCCGTACGCCCACCTGAATCTCCTTGACTCGGTAAAACTACACCGTTAATATTTGCTTCGTTCCTGGGAGTACGACCATTAATTTGCGGCTCATCAATACCAGCTCTTTGCCTGTATGCCCCAGCAGTGCGGGCTGCTGCCATGAACTTAGATACGCGATCTTGTTGACGTGTATTACGTACGTCGGTAGAGTCTGCAATCTCTCGTTCGGTTTCGTCCAGGCGCCGTACGTCAGTGTCGTAAGCCTGCTCCGGATTGAGATCCGAGATGTCCGCACCAGATGTACCAGACATCTGACGAGGATCATATGTGGGGTCTAAGAATCTTGCCATGATATTATTTTAAATGAAGGAATTCCAGCTTAAATATAACCATGATGCACTCAGGCCTTGATCCAGATGCGTTTTTGGACCGTTTTATTGTTAGTGATGACGAAGTAAAGAATAGATGTTTAAGTTTTGCTGATTTTGGCGAAGAATTGGATAATGAAAAGCATGATGTCCCCCTCCAGGACATGTACAATAGGGGTTTGGTGTTGACGCAACAAGGGCGTGAACGCACTAACCTACAGATCGAAGGAGGAGAGCGATGCGGGTTGACCGGAATTATCCCGAGCATGGAAGAGGGGCTCTCGATGGGAGCGGATCCGCAACCCCGTGCAATGATTATGGATCTAGGGGAAGCGGGCGAGGACGAGATGGAACTGTCCCGCAGACGACGTGGTTCGATCCGGTAGAAACGCTTCCAGATACCATTGATGATGCGGGGTGTAAGGATGGATTCTGTCCTTTGCCCCAGCCTAAAGTGGATCTTGTCAACCACCCTTCACACTACGCAAACTCAAATAAAAAATTCGAGACAATCGATAAGATTGAGGATGCAGTTCAATTTGCGCCCAACCCTATTCTTGGTGGTCTTCAATGGCAAGTTTTAAAATATATGGATAGGCTCTGGGATAAAGAAAATCCCAAGCGAGACGCAATGAAAGCCCGCTGGTACTTAAATCGATTAATTGACAAACTAGAAGACTGACATCTCTCGGTTGTCTTCGTCTTCATCGTCGTCATCCTCTTGACACATGATGGCCAATTCTGTCAACTCTAGTTGCGTGGGGATGTCGAACTCAAGTTCAATCCCCTCATCTTCAAGGATGTCTTTAACGGCTGCCCACTCAACAAGGCGTCTGTTGTAGAGATTTAAAAGGGCATAATATAATTGGTCCCACGTCATCTCCTGAGCTTCTAACTCAGCTTTCCGCATGGCAAACTGTAGTTGAAGCGGTAGTTCCAGCTCACGAGGTTGAACTGTGTCTTCCATTCCGATCTGCGAGTCTTGAAATATTCTAATCCCATGAGGTAAACGATGGATCTTTTCCGCGGTAATCAAGGTCAAATTCAAAATCAGTACTGTTGAAAAGGTTGGTAAATTCTGCCAGGATGTAAGGATTGCTATTGTTCTCTAGCATCTGGATTGCTTGGATCTGACTTGGTGTGGCAGTGTACTCGCGAAATGCATCTAACAAAATTTCCCCTGGTTTAACCGACAGAATTTTTACGTTCGCAAGAAACAAACGAGATTCTTCCCTGCGACGATCAATTAATCCGCCAATCACTTTATGGTGCGGGCCAAAAATCCAATGCGTAATTTCTTCAGCAACTGCGCCCCAATTCTCAATTTCTATGTGATCAATAATAGTACTGTAAAGAAAAGATTCCCATCCAATGGAATGCACAAAAGAAACAAGGGAATTTACCATGTAGGTGTCTAGTCCCAAATTAAGTTTGGATAATTCATCTTTAATGACTTCAACTTCATAAATTAAATATTCAGAAGCCTTGCGCTCTGTACAGCAATGTCCCTGTTTGACTGGGATGCCATCAGGATAATGCTGTGTACCATAACCAAAAGTATATGGAGCTGCTCCAGTGCAGTGATCCGGGTACGCTTTTTCGCTGTACCCCTCATATTTTTTAATGATGGCAATTGCCCGCGCAAGATCGGACATGGAAACTAATACAATTACTTTCCATAATAGTGTTAATTAAACGTGGGTGTCACCCCTTACCTTGGCCTCGAGATTGTTTACGCCCATGATTAGGCTTTGAATTCATACCTTGCCCCTGTTTAGTGAGCTTAGGTTTGCCTTCTTTTTTAGTAAGTGTAGTCTTTACTTTTCCCATTTAAATCACCATTTAATTTTATGACTCCAATAACGAGCTGACATGATACTCGGTTTGGAGTCTTGAGCATCATGTCTTGCATAATATGATTTTTTTCTTGCTTTATCTTTAGCTGTTTTAGGGTTTTTTCCAGCGCCTGTTACTCCTTGTTGGCCAAAGCGGATAATTTTCTCCTCACCATCCTTACATGCTTTAACTACGTGTGATTTCGTGGGGTGACTAGGAGTTTTCTTGGCTTTATTGCAAGGCATCGAATCTTTATGCAGTTTTGCTGCAGACGCTGCTTTTTTATATTTATCAGCCATCAACCAAATCCTTTAAATAAAGATGTGAACTCATCCAAAAATCCTTGACCAGATTTACTTTTAGCTGGTAGTTCATCATCTGTATCAATTGTAAAATAGCTTGACCTTAATGGAACCACCTCATCTTCATCCTGTGGTTTTTTTTCTTCATCATCATCAAGAAAACTTTCAATAGTTCCCAAAGAAGCGAAAGGATCGCCAAAGTCAAGACCTGTTGTTTTTAATGATTCATCCTTGCCCGCTTTAGTTAAAGCAACCTGTTCCGATCTATCGATGTCAGGGAAAAAGTTTTCGTAAAACTCATCTTCATCCCCTTGGAACCCAGCAGATTGAAATACTTTGTACAATTCAGTATCTCCTTTTATCTGTTGATCAGGCTTATAATCTTCCTCGCGTTGAATATAAGTAACTCCAAGTTCCTCTTGTGTAGGTTTTTTCTTCTTTTCATTTAAATATTTAATTTGCTCACGTATGTCCTGAGCAGTTCCAGTGCGTAATGCTTCGGTTATGTATGTTTTTAATTCTTCAATAGTGCCCTTGAAATCTGTAAGGCCATATCTTTTTAATACTTCGTCCCAAGTATTTTTATCGTTAGGATCCAGGCCTTTTAACATTTCATCAGCAAACTCTTCTGGTTTAATGAATTGACCAAAGACAGTTCCTTGTTTTAATGCTTCTTCTTTCAATACTGGTAGGATTTGTCCATAGATATAATCACTAACTTTACTTGCATTCAAAATGTCATCTGCGGCGTCGTATCCCTTGCCCTGTCCTTTGACCTGGAAATGCATACGCGCAAATGCATCTTTATCATTTAAGTCGGCACCAAAACGATAAGCTTGTGTTGTCCAATATGCATCACCTGATTTTGCTGCTTCCCAATCTGCGGCTACAGTTGAAGCTTGTTCAGCGTAACCAATTTCCCTTGCCTTGTCCCCCGTGGGACTAAAGTAAAAATTTGAATCAAAGTAACGGTCGGGAGTTTGTTTAAGTTGGTCCAAATATTGTTGTGAACGGATGTCTGCTACTAATTTTGCAGCATTAAGAATGTCCTGCGTTTGAAATGGGTTTTGCTCTTCTTGTCTAACGTCTAAATATTCAACAAATTCATTCATCGAACGCGATTCATTAAAGCGCGGTACCAAATATTTATCAATAAATTCTCTTGCGAATTCACCTTGAATCCTGATATCATCAGCAGCTTGTTCAGTAGTTAAACCAAGTTCTAGATCTGATTGGTACCGTTCCTTCAGTGTGTCATCAAACCACTGCTGCCAGTTATATGTGACGTTGTTGTTGACACCAGTCATTCCACTGAGAGATTTCTCTAAGGACTCTTCCGCTTTACCTCCTCCCATAAAAGAAAGAACTCCGCCAACCCCTGAATCACCAAGAATTGAATTTGTTAAATCTTTATTAAGATTTGTAATTTCACCCATTACGCCAAAGCCTGAGAACATGGACATCTCCTGTTCTCGTGCTTTTGCTTTTTTCATTTCGGCAATCGTTTCTTTCAGTACATCCTGTGTCAGCGCCCCAAACTTCTTAACATCTACAGTTGCTTTTTCGCCTACTGCTTCGTTAAGTGCATCTTCTAATTCAGTGATACCATATCCCGCATTAATGTTGTATTTGAAATTAATTTCTTTATCTTCTGGACGATCAGATAAACGAAATAGAGTTACAAACTCGTCAGGTTTATTAATATCTAAGAAAGATTCTTTAGCTTTGGTTTTCCAATAACTATCACCCGCCTTGGCTTTTTCCCAAGCTTCTGCAATCTCTGGTATTGCCAATAAACGATCAGCTTGCGTATTGGTATCAACCCCAAGCTGTAAACTTCTTACTTGTTGCAGATCTGCATCGGTTGGTTTTTGTTCAATATACCGTTTAGCTGCAGCAAGATCCTCTACTTTATTTGCGCGTGCACCTGAATTTTTGCCAACGTTAGTATAATGCTGCAGATAATATCCGTTCTCCCCATACCGTTGTGTAATATCTACATCATCATTTGCAACAGCATTTTGCCATTGTTGAGATACTGTGGGATTTTGTGTCTTGTAATAAGCTGGATCAAATGTACCATACGGGGGCTTGGCACCAAGGTTGGAATCCCATGTTTGAAGTTTTTCAGTTGTATAAAAAGCTTTGTAGTAATCCTCTAGTGTTTTTTTAGTTTGTTCATCAA